TAAAACAGCATCTGATCCATGTCAGGCGTGTAATCCTCCATCACATTCGTAATATAGTAGTTCATAAAGTGACGAACCCGCTCGGACTGCTCCTGCTTGGCACGGGTATCTTCCCCCATAATCACCGTTCTAACAGGACCCGAAGAAGGTAGTAGCTCGTTAAACGCCTGTGCCTGAAACTGGGTAGCTGCCTCCGCCAACAAAGGATGCGTCACGCCACTCGCGCCCCTAAACGGTTGGGATCTCTCCTCATAATTAAAGCCCAGAAGCTCCAGACCATCTGTATAAGCGTCCTCCCACTCCTGACGACTAGCTTTATTCGCATCAAACTCGCCCAGTAACTCAGAAGATATACGTCCCAGTTCCGTATCAGAAATCATCTCCGCAAGGTTTTCTGTAAATCCCGCCTCAGTTCTCTCCTCCTCAGGCTCGAAGTCCACCGTCACCCCGCCATCGTCTTCTTCCGTAATCTCAATCTCTATATCGGGATCCGTGAGCAACGGCTCGTCGGTACTGGGTATTTCTAGCTCTATCTCGGCCTTTAGATCCTCTTCGTCCAACTGCGAAGGGACGTTTGTGTCCATTAAACTTCCAACTGTGTCTACCATGTTGTATCCTCTACACTGTTAAACTTGCTATTCCTTTAGGTTTACGAAACATATCCCGCGCTTCGTCCCTTAAACTAACTACACCGCCTTGAGCTTTACCCTGTACATTGTTTGGTACTTCTCTAAAGGCAACACTATACTCATTAACATCTCTCCCAGATTCTTTTATCGTCATGGCATTTACACCTAGATTATCCATAAGTCTTTTTTCAGACATACCCACAGGAAGTTTTGATAACCCTTGCTCTTTCATATAAATTAAATTTAAATTCGCTAAAGCCCCAGATACGCCTTGAGCATCATTTCTGTCCATGTTTTTTTTCATAAAATTTAATTCAGAACTTACTCTATCAATTTCATAATTATCTGATTTATTTTTTAATCGGTTATACTCGTTCTCTAAAAAAGGCTTTACTTTCTCTCTATCTTTTTCTAATCGAATATCTAAAAAATTTTCAGGTGTCTGTGCCGTTTTTAAAACACTATCTTCACCTTTATACAATTCTGCATACGATTTATCTGGTGTATAGAAAATAGCCCCTTCTGACGAGCCAGAATAATTAGGTTTTTCATAGCGATATAATTTTTGTCCTGAACTAACTGGAACAGCATTGTCACTAGCCCCCAAAGGATTAAAAGCCTCTTGAATGGCATCTTGGGCAAAATCAGTTCCCTTTTTTACAGGTGTTTTAAATAAAGAAGCCAAACCAACAGAAGCAGGTCCTACACCAAGCGTTGCTGTATCTATCAACGCCTCAATACCCGCTTGCCTGTCCCTACCACCACTTTCAAAAAAACGTCGGGACTTACCACCCGCCTCACGCAAAAGCTCAAGAGGATTAAACATCTGGTTTGCTTCTTCCAGACTTTTTGGCAATGCACCGTACACACCTCTAGCAAATCTTTCTAAAGGAGCCGTGCCGGGACTAAAATAAGTTTCTCTGGTCATTTAAGGCCTTTTTTAGTAATACGCCCTCACCTTAACAGAATTTTCTTCATCTTGCCAGTCATCTGTTGGTAATTGTACAAAATTACCCTGACGATACCTCATAAGGGCCTGTGTCATACTATCCACCAAGTCGTCATACTCCCCATTCGGAAAAGCTGCCACCTCCTCTATCATCTCATCCGCCCACGTCTCATCGGGGGCCCAAACCATACCCGCCTCAAACAACGGACTAACCGCATGGACCCTCGTCACCTTGTCATTACCCTTACTAGGCGTAAAATTAACAACAGGTATACCCGTCTGCCTCATCTCATGTGTCAACGGCATACCACTCGCCTTGGCCTCTACAATTACCGCATCAGGCTCCCAGTATTCCCACAACTCAAATGCCATGCCCTTCAACTCAGGAAAGTCCCACCGACCCTTCTTACTGTCCAACAAAATTAAATTAGGGGCTCCGCCCTCCTCAGGAAAGAATACACCCCACGTCGTAATCGCACTGTAGTCACTCGTCTCCCTCTTACTAAAAGCCGTATCATAACTCTGTATCACATACTGCAACTGCGGTATCCTCTCTTTCTCCCAACGCCTCCACCACTCTCGCGGAATAATCGCATTCTCCTCACCCGTCGGGTTCTGCTGATACTGGGCATTCCATTTACTAGGCGGTATGGAAGCGCGGACCGCGGTCAAATCATCCAAACTCCAAAACTCAGGCCAACACGGCTTACCATCCTCAAAGATAGCAGGTAACTCCACAATCTCCCACTGATCCGCCCTGTCGTCCTTCGCCATCGCCCGCATCAACTGACCCGTCATGTCCTTCTCCGACCACCGCGTCTGTACCAAAACAATACTACCGCCCGGCTGTAAACGCTGTCTAGGTCCGCCCGTATACCAATCCCAAGCATCGTCAAAACCACTACTGCTCATAGCCGTTTGCTCCGAGTGCGGATCGTCAATAATCACCAAGTCACCACCACGTCCCGCCAAGTTCGAGCCCACACCCACAGCATAATACATCCCACCACTGCTCGTGTCCCACCGACCACTGGCCTTACTATCCGCCGCCAACTTAACGTCAGGAAACACCATCTTATAATCATCACTGTCAATCAAATTCTTGGTCTTTCTACCAAAATTCACCGCCAGTTCCGTCGTGTGTGTCGCCTGAATGATCTTCATTCGCGGATTACGGCCCATCATCCACGCAGGAAACAAAAAGGAAGCAAACTCACTTTTCGTGTGTCGCGGAGCCATGTTGATAATCAAGCGTTTTAGTTCGCCCTTCGCGACCCGCTGAAGCTTCTCCGCTATGATATAATGATGCCTACCTGCAATAAAATCGGGCCACATGGAACGTACAAAAGTTAAAAAATTATCCTGACAAGCCTCGTTCTTTTCAAGCTGCGCTAACCGCAGTCTGAGCTTCAAAAGTTTATCTTCATTGGTCTGATTTATCTGTACATTCATCGGGGGTCCCTGAGCGTTAAAATAGCACTTTTTTCAAAATAGTAAATACTTGTTCGTTTTTACGCATAAATATTTGTGAAAAACATGGCACTTGCACTCGTGCCACAGACACGCGGGCGGTGGTTTCTGGTGCGATTTTTTTGGTTTTTTGATCGTGAAAAATTGACCCGATAAAAACGGGCCCCGCTAAAATTATTGGACCAAAATACTCGGTCCGCGGTGCGCGGTCCTAAAATATTTTATCTCGGACGCGGTGCAAGATTCGGAGTCGGAAATACCCCGCCCCGAAAATATTTCGGGTTTTTTTAATCGTAAATTTTCGTTAGCTAAAAATCGTGAGCTCATGATTTTTTAAAATTAACAGCTGACGATTTTTAAAATTAACAGCTGATGATTTTTAATGGCGGTTGCTGGTCAACTGTCCGCGGTCCAAGGTCCTGATACGTTTTAAATGGTTCAGGGCGGGCGGTTCTTCGCTTGTTTTACTAAAATAAAGAAATAAAAAAAGGCGGTACTAGGACCGCCTTAATTTTGATTATGTGATAGGTTTTAATTGTGTAGTTGTTTGGCAATTTTTAACGACTCTGGGTCATCTTGTAGCAAGGCGGTAAAATACGCCCCAAAACGATTAGTAATCGTTTCCCTATCCATTTTATTTAAATTTTCTTCAGAACCCTCGCGAGTTTTCATGTCATTATAATCTGCGATTAAATGCATGATTGTGAATATTTCGTCTCGGGTGAAAGGTAACCTAAAAACATTTTCTTTGATCTTTCTTTCCATTTTTTTTCCTCCATTAATAACTATGTTGTTTTTCCCATTGGATTAAATTGTATTCGTATTCCATGCGCTCAAAATCATCTAACCCTTTTTCCAATGCGGTGTCTTCTGGGTGCATAATATAATCCTCGGACGGGGTAGTTGTAATTTCATCTAAATAACTATCCATATTGGAAAGTTCTTCTTCTGTGAAACGCTTTT